GCGCTGGTAGTCGGAGCGGCCCAGCGTGAACGTGTTCTTGGCCCAGATGACAAAAGTTGACCACTTGCCACCGGCGGCGCGGAACGCAGACTGCAGCACATCCAGTTCGCTGGACGACATCGCCACGTAGATACCGCCCCGGCAGTGCGCGATGGTCGGCGTCAGCGCCGCCAGCAGGAAGGCGTAGAAGCCGTCGCCCAGGTTGTCGTTCAGGATCGCGCGATCCTTGCCGCGCATCTTGTCCTTGGCGCTGTTGGCGTAGTTGACGTTGTAGGGCGGGTCGGTGAAGACCATGTCGACTGTCTCGCCCTTGAGCAACTGCTGGTAACTCTCGGCCACGGTGGAGTCCCCGCACAGCAGGCGGTGACCACCTAGCAGCCAGACATCGCCCGGGCGAGAGATCGGCGTCTCCGACAACTCGGGCACCGCATCGTCATCGGTTTCGCCTTCGCCATCCGGCTCATCGCCCGCCATCAGTTCAGCGATCGCGTCGGCGTCAAAGCCTGTGATGTCAAGGTCGAACCCCTCCCCTTGCAAGGCTTCCAACTCGATCCTCAGCATCGCATCGTCCCAGCCCGCGTTCTCGGCGATGCGGTTGTCCGCGATCACCAGGGCCCGGCGCTGTGTCGGGCTCAGATGATCCAGCACGACCACCGGCACCACCTCCAGACCGAGCTTGTGAGCGGCGGCAAGCCGTCCGTGCCCGGCCACGATGACGCCGTCGCTACCGGCGAGGATTGGGTTGGTAAATCCGAACTCGGCAATTGACGCGGCGATCTGAGCCACCTGATCGTCCGAGTGGGTGCGCGCGTTGCGGGCATAGGGCAGCAGCTTGGCGGTCGGCCACTGCTCAATCTTGTCGGCAAACCAAGAGGCGGTCATTGCTTGGCCTCCGTGGTGGCCAGACGTTCATTGACCACCTCGTCGAAGGACTGGCCTGTTGCCAACAGCGTGACGGGCACGCCGGGGTGATTCTGTTGGAAGCGCTTGATGGCGACATCCACGTACTCCGGCGCGATCTCCACGCTGCGGCACACACGACCGGTGCGCTGCGCGGCCAGCATCGTCGTGCCGCTGCCGCCGAAGGGTTCGAACACAAGGTCGCCTGCGTCGGAGTAGGCCTCGATCACGAACTCCGGCAGCGCCACCGGGAACACGGCCGGGTGGTCGATGTCCTGACCGATCTTTCCCTTGTGGCGCATCACCCGGACGACCCGTCAGCGCGCAGGTGCGACTCCTGGCCCGCGTGCTTGCAGGGCACGATCTTGTTGGGTTTGCGGCTGGCGCGGTTGAAGTGAAAGACGAACTCGAAACTCGGGGCGAAGCGACCGGCCCAGTCCCCGGGCATCCCCGGTCCCTGATCCCAGACGTACCAAGCGAAACGCCGCCAGCCCTGGGAGCGCATCCATCCAAGCCACGCATCCCAGTACGGGATGACTTCGTTGTCGCGGTGGATCAACCCGAGGTTGACCAGCACCTGCCCATCGTCGGCCATTGGCACCTTGGCGAACACGCCGCGCATCAGGCCATCCCAATCCTTGACACCGCCGCTGGTGTAGTCGCGCTGGTTGCCGTAGGGCGGCGAGGTGAAGCACAGCCGGGCTGCGTCGCCTTGCATCAGCTTGGCGATCACGGTCGGGTCGGTGGCGTCGCCACAGATCAGACGGTGGGAGCCGATGCCCCAGACATCGCCGATTCGGGACACCGGCACCACAGGGACATCCGGCACATCGTCAACAGCGTCCGGCTCGTCGGCATCGGGCTCCTGGTCGGCGTCATCGGAGCCCACATCGTCAGCGAGAAAGGCCTCGATCTCAGCATCCTCGAAGCCGGTCAGCGAAAGGTCGTACCCAGCCCCGGACAACTCGGCCATCTCCAACGCCAGCATCTCCTCGTTCCAGCCTGCGTCGAGCGCCAGTCGGTTGTCGGAGATGACGTAGGCCCGCTTCTGGGTAGGCGACAGGTGCGCCAGTTCGATGACCGGCACCTGATCCAGTCCCAGCTTGCGCGCGGCAGCCAGGCGACCGTGGCCCGCGATGACGCCGTTGTCGCCATCCACCAGCACCGGGTTCGTCCAGCCGTACTCGACGATGCTGGCGGCGATCTTGGCCACTTGATCGTCAGTGTGCGTGCGCGGATTGCGGGCGTAGGGAATCAGCGCCGCGACCTTGCGGTACTCGACGTTGAGGTTGTTCAGAATCAGTTCCTCAAAAAGAAGACCCGCCGACGGAAATCCGTGGGCGGGCTCGGGATGTGTGCGGACTGGCGGGCGCGTGCAAACCGCAAACCCTGCAAACCTTGGTTTGCAGTCGGACGCTAGGGCAATGCCGCGCTCGCGCCCCCCGCATTGCTTTTTCGGCAGGAAGGACCCGTCGAATTTCCTCGGAGCGCCGAGCTGGAAACGACGAAGGCCACGAATTTCTCCGTGGCCTTCACACGCGCAGTGCTCGCAAGATTACGGTGAATAGTAGCCAAAACTCTTCGAAATGTTGCAGCCGCCTTCGATGGCAAAAGCAGCATGCGCCCGCTTCTGTTCGCACGACTTGGCAGCGGCCTTCGATTTCACCTGACTCCACTCACGCATTCATGCCGCCACAGGATGGGTCACGCCGTTGAGCTGCGACACCACGATCGTCAATGCGGCCTGCCATCGACGCCACGCCGTCGTTCGATCACAACCAAATCGACAGCAGATCTCCTTCCACCGGTAGCGCTCGGCCCGCATCCAGACGAGGTGGCGCTGCTCGACCTCCAGCCATAGCACCCATTGCATCGTCTCCAGCATGCGATCGATGGCCGCTGGCTCGGGTGGAAAGCGAATGACGGTCGGCTCCGCTCCGAGGTTCTCCCACGGCAGGCGTTGGATGGCTGGCCAGCAGTTGAAGTAGCCCTGGACTCGAACGGGTGGGAGACGATGGGCAGTGCGTGCAGCCTCCCGAAAGCGATCGGCGACGAGATCAATGTTCCACTCAGCCATGGCGATGCTCCTTGACCCCGTACAGACGGTCGCCGATGCGGCGCAGCAGCTCGCGCTCAGTCCAGTTGAGCCGTGCATCCTCGGGGGAGATCACAAGGATGTGCTGGTCAAGCCATCCCTCGCGCTTGATCTCTTCGGGGTCTTGTCGGGGCTCGGGCATGAGCCGTCCCAGGGGGCTGCGGTACTGAGGTGTCGGGATCTTCATGTCACACCTCCTGGCCGTCGTCGTAGTTATGGATGGCCCAGTGCAGGATCGCCAGGGCGTCGGCCTCGTTGTCGTCAGCGGGTGCATGGCCACGAAGTCGGGCAGCAGCGACCATGTCATCCTTGCTCGCGTTGCCCTTCCCGGTGGCGTGCTTCTTGATCGTGCCAACCGGTACGCCCTGGTAGGGGATCTGGTGGTGTTCACACCATGCGGTCAGATGGGCCATGAAGCCGCCGTAGGCGTGAGCAGCATCGACACCGGCGTGCCGACGAACCTCTTCAAAGAACACCGCACTCAATCCATCAGCCGACTGTTTGATCTCCGTGATCCAGCGCTTGAACCGCAGGTAGCGCATGCCACCACCCTCAAAGCGATGTGGCTTGAAGGTCTCAGTGCCGCTGGTGATGTCACCGTCTCGACCGAGCAACGCCCAGCCTGTTTGGGTTCCGAGATCCAGAGCCAGGATCGATGCGCCGCTGACCGGGTGACTGACCCTGTCTCGACCGCCAGACAACCCTCCACGTAGGGCAGAGGGAACCGCTGTTCCCTCTCCTACGTAGTAGGAGGGGGAGTTTTCTCCAACTGGAATCACCCGGAAAAGTGAGCAACCACGCGGGTTTGCGTCAGTTGGCAAGTTGGCAGCCTTGCCGACTGCCAACTGCGCCTGAAACCTGGAAAAGCCTTGTTCTGCAAGGCTTTGCAGTTGGAAGGGGGCTGCCAACTGGCGGCAGTTGGCAGCGAAGTAGGCGCAGTCGGCAACGGCGCTGCCAACTGCGAAACGAGCATTCATCATGGGGCCTCCGGATCGTTCAATTCATCCTGGTACACCCACACTTCCGGGTTCTCGACGGGCATCGCCGCCCCGGAGTGCGGGCACTTGTAGTGGGTGGGGAGTACCGCGTGCTCTTGCATCGGCAACTCGCCCGTAGCAGGGTCTGGATCGCCATTGGGGAGGCGCAGGACCATGCCCTCAACGCAGAGGTAGCCGAACTTGGTGCGGCCGCTGGATGGCAGGCCATAGTCCACCGCGTTGCGGAAATACTTGATGTAGCCCTGGGTGGAAAGCGCGGAGATCCGCTCGCGGATGGTGCGTTCGCCGCCGAGCCCCGCCTTACCTTCAAAGGCCTCGGCCAGCTGATTGGCGGTGTAGCAGTGCCCAGCAGCAGCCTCGTCGAACAGGATCTGCAGGATGGCGTCGCGCTTGCGGCGGCGCTCGGCGTCCAAGCGTTCGCCGTAGTCCTTCATCACGAGACGATCATTGGCGTCGACCTCTCGCCACTCCCCGCTGATCTTGTCGACGTGTTTGAGCGGAATGCCTGCGCCGTTGCGCAGCTCGAAGATGAGCTGGCGCGTCGTGCGGGTCTCGTCGGGCCGGAACAGCAGCATTCCGGTCGAGTAGTAGCCGCGCAGGCTTCCTGCACCTGCCAAGGCCTGGAACGGGTCCTCCTCGAACTGCTTCTTGCCCAGCTTCTTGGTGTGGTGAGCCAGGATCACTCCGGCGTCTGGGTTGACCGCCTGGCGAATCCGGTCAACGCGCTGCGATAAGAAGAACAGCATGGCGCCGTTGTCGTTTTCGCCGCCTGCGTCGCCACCATCGAACACATTGCGGATGGGATCGATGGCGATGATGTCCGGAGGTTCGCCACCAAACGCATTCGCAATGGCTGGAATCACCTGCGCCACGCCAGCGTCGTCCAGCACGAGGCGCAATTGCGGTGTGGCTACGAAGTTCGAGCGGGCATCCAGGAGCCGACTGGCCGGAATGCGCACCTCTTTGACCCGCTCACGGAGGTAGTGGTACTGCACCTCAGCCTGCAGGTAGAACACACGCAGGGGTCGCGGCGGATGCATGCCGAGGAAGGCAGCGCCAGCCGCCATGTGGGTCAGCCACGCCAGCAGAAAGTCACTCTTGCCGACCTTCGGCGCGCCGCCGAAGACCAGCATCCCTGCTGGTGTGAGCACGCGCGGCGAGATGAGATCGGGCGGTAACGGCGAATCGTCATCCAGCATCTCGCCCAACGTGAAGGTCGGCAGCATCGGCAGTGCCGCCTTGACCACCCGGCGCTCGCCCTGCGCGACGAACTCGCCACAATCGAATCCCTCAGCGACGGCATCAGCGGCATCCCACTTGTCGGGCTTGCCTGAGGGCGGCACCAGAATCGCCACCGAAGCACTGCCTGCGGCGACACAGGCGCGTGCGGCGTTTTCCGCGTAGTCCCAGCCTGGCGCGTCACGGTCGGGCCAGATCAGCACAGAGCGCCGTGCCAGTGGCCGCCAGTCGGTCTTGTCGATCGGCGCCTTCGCGCCGTTCATCGCGGTGGTCGCCGGGATGCCGCAAGCGATCAAGGCGTCGGCACACTTCTCGCCCTCGACCAGGACAACATGGGCCGACTTGGTGATGGCAGGCAGGTTGTAGAGCGGTCGGGGATCTGGAGCCCGCCACATCCGAGCGCGCACGTCCCACGGGCGGTACTCCTTGCCGGAGGGTGGGTCGTAGCGATACACGCAGGCGATCAGCTCGCCCTCAGGCGTGAGGTAGTCCCACTTCGCTGTGTACGGGCCAAGTTCATCGACAGCAACCGTGCGGACGGCGTGACGAGGCATGGGATGCGCCGGTGGCGCGACACCCAGCCACTGGCGAAGCTCCGTGGCCAGCCTCGGGAAATCATGCCGCGCGGACAGGCCCTGGGAGCGTGCCCACAGATCGATGACATCACCGCCCTCGTCGGTGGCGAAGTCCTTCCACAGACCGCGACGGGGTCCTTCCAGCTCGACGACCAAGCTCTTGCCGGGCGAGCCGTCGGTGTCGCCAACATAGAACTTGCCGCCGCGAATTCGGCCCTGCGGAAACAAGTAGTGCAAGACCGCTTCCAGACGATCCAGCAAGCCAGCGCGCAGCGCCTCTGTGTCACTGACGAGGTCCTCACGCGGCTCAGCGGCATCGTTGAAGTCCAGCCACACGATGTTGTTGGTCATCATGTTGCCCTCCAGCAGCGGTCTTGCCAGGAGCAGAACTTGCACTCGACGTGGGTCGGCGTGGTCGCGTGGCGCGGCAGCAGCTCACCAGACTCGGATGCAGAGATCACCCGGACGGCACGATCTGACATGCGCTGCGCCAGTCCACCGTCAAACGGCACCAGCTCGAACCAGATCTCCTGGGAATCCTTGTTGATGGCGGTGAACAGCGCGGGGTTGCGCGAGATGCCAGGAACCGTGGCCTCCATGTAGGCCTGGTAGATCGCCATCTGCGCGGCGTAGACGGGCTTTGACCGAGCGACGCCGTGCTTGACCGTGTCGCGCCAGGACTTGTCGTTCATGGTCTTGCATTCCCACAACGACGGGCACTTGAGTCCGAGATCGCTGGGGGCGGCGTTGATCACGCCATCGACATGCCCCTGGATTCGGCCGCCCGCCACCGAGAAGCCAAACTGGCCCCCGCTGGCTTTGCGCGTGTACAGATCGAACCCAGCCAAGCGCAACCAGCGAATGGCCACGTCTTCAAGGGCATGCCCCACTTCGAAGACACGCAGGATGCGGCCAGGAATCTCACGGCCAGGATCAACTGGAGCTCTCAGGTACTCGTACTGGAGCGCCCGTTCACAGGCGACACCCAGTCTCGATGCGCCGAGGTAGGTGCGTGGCGGTTGACCGTCGCGATCGCTGGCCAGAGCTGCATCGATGAGATCGCTGATCTGTTCGTGGACCTTGGGACGGTGATTGAAATCCAGCATCAGAACGGCACCCCCTTCGGAGATGTCTGGCCCCGACGTGCCAGACGTTCCTCCAGGAAGGCACGGTCCTTTGCGGCCATGCGCTCGTGCTCCTCGATCATCTGGTCCTGGTATGCCGTGACCACGACATCGATCAGGGTCAGCACCTCGTCGCGGGTGTAGTCCGCCAGCGGGCGCTGCATGCCGATCGATCCCACGTAC